CGAAAAATATAAGGCTGGCCTACTCAGCCTAATGGAAGCCTATGGACCCAAAAGAACAACCGAGGCTTTGCCCTTACGGCGCTGCCTCTGCCGAGGAGCCCGTTCAATGACCTCCTCAATGACCGGCCCACGCCGACGCTGGCCTTGTTGCTGCTTGGGACGGGCTTGCTGGCGTCGCTGCTGTTGAATCGGCTCAATCACAATAGGTTGCGCTGGGGCAGTACGCGCTCGCTGCTTCTGCTTGGACTTATCAGCAGTCATTGCGCGCCCGATGGCCACTGCGCCCTTACCAACCATGCCCGCGCCTGTCAACCATTTAGCACCGGTTGACGCGCCGAGCGTCAAAGCTTGATCAGAGAGCCATGACACAGCATCTGCAAAAAGCTCACCAAGCGAATTCTCCCAAACGGGCACGCCTGCTGGCATGTGACACATTATAGAAGAATATATCGCAAGTGCCGTGGGATTGTACTTATAGGATGTGCGCGCCGTAGTTATGAGCGCGTCGCCGGGACTAGGTGTTGTCTCCACGATCCACCGTACATTAACCAATATATTCGTAGTTGAGGACAAACCAGTGAGATAAGAGCCACAAAGGTTCATAGCGGACCAATTGTTGTTATAGGGGTAAAATAGCGTGCTCCCATAAGTTTGCACAGCAGTAGCAGCCACGAACGTATCCTTGGGGCTGACGTCATAGTAGCAGTATGATGATTTGCAATTAGATGTGTTTGGTACTGCATTGACATCTATCAGAACGCAGGGCATATAGACGCCGTCCTTGGCTAGCCACGTACGTGCCGTGGCAAGCTGATTAGCAGCCGCTGCTGAACTGGGCGGGGCTGGCGCCATAACAGTACCCAGGAAACCATGCAACGTGCCACCTGCGCCGGTAACTAGGACCGGAGCGGCACCAGACAAACTGGGTGAAGGCACGCGCCAGTTTGTTATATTGCCCTGCAGACTAAGCATGGCTGTTGAGTTGTGTATTTCATATCCTGCAGCTATAACACGCATGGGTGAATTAACGTAACCAGCGGGAATTGTCACGCCCGGGCCTGTAGTAACAGCACCGCCCGGGCTGACCCATGATATCGCGTTCCCTGTAGCCGCTGTATTAGCGATGCAACCAAAGAGACCTGCACCAGCACCTTGCACCGTCAACGAACCATCGCCGCCATTGCCAGTAACAGTATTCTGCGTATAGACAGTAGACTTTGGGTATGAAGAGCTGAGAGGCCCTAACATCGGGAACATAACAACACTGCAATCCCAGTTACCGCCGCTGAGGCCACTTGGCGTCGATACAGTAAACTGCTGATTTATAGTCTGAATGACAATGTCGTTAGCAGCCCCATCAGGCATGCCAGCGAGATTTATCTTTTCATCATGGAAGGGGTCTATGGACTGTATGATCCAGTTGACGTCTGATTCAGACAGGCCTGCGGCCTGAGCTAGTCTATCTAGCTTATTCCTAGCATCAGCCAGGCGGCCCTTGCGCAACTGTCCCTCGTCGACCTGTTGGCCATTATCTTCGGAATTGCCGTTGAGGGCATGCATCAGCCTGTTCCAGACGCGTGCGACCCAAGATGGCCTAACGTCGAGGGCCAACGCGAGTTCCTCTAAATGTGATGGAAACCATAAGTCCACAATAAGCTGTTGTTCGGCATCCCAGTCCCCTGTCGCATCATTTATATTTCCTTTTAAGGCGTGCATAGCCCTATTATGCATGCGCGCCAAGGCTTCTGCACTACCACTGAGATGCGAGATATAGGTTGCCATGTTCACCCAATAGGGGCCAGGTTCAGTGACATGGAGTGAGTATGGACTCACCTCATACTCAACGTCATCAATGCCAACCACAAAACAACTGGTGGCAATGTCATAGCTCAGTTCGCAAGGAGCCGTGTTAGATGGCTGCAAACCAAAGGTTTCACCACCATCCACCTGAAACCGTACACCAACAATGGTATCTAGTATGGCGACCGTACCCATAATATTGCACGCAAACCCAGGGTCGACCGTGCTCGACACTAAAGGTCTCGCTTGTGCGGGCTGAACACTCTGTGTTAAAGGAACCCGGGTTGTATTCCCGTTCTTTGCGTGTTGCAGCGCATTGGCCGCTGCTTGCTCGCTGGCCCGCACAGCAGTTTGGTCTCCAAGGGTGACTAATGTGTAGTCATTGGGCACATATGGCGTGTACATACTACCGGCCATGCAATCATGGTCACAGAGCAGATCAAACTCCACATTACTCCCAATGCTAGGCAGAGGTGCGGTGCGCAGATAGGTTTCCCATCTGGCCTGCTGATCTCGCGTCCACCCATAGATGCGCTCAAGTTCATGCCAGGTTTCCTCATTTGCATCACGAGGGTCACCACGCATCTTGTGGGATTCTGGCGTTTGATCAATAGCCTTCTCAGACCCAAGACGCTCCAACAAAATCTCCGTGTAGGCACGCAATGGGGGGAGGACTTGAACCGCATTCTTGATCGACAAGAGTGTCCCCTTGAAGACCTGTTTGGGCTGGTCCGTTTTCTTAAGCGTCCAAGGAAGCTTAACAAGTAGCTTGCCTGGTATCGGGCAAAAAGTGGGTCCGGTTGAACTTGGGACAAGCCGAGTGCTGCAGTATTCAACGTCATAGGGATGTGCGCTAACTGACATCTCTAGGTCCATGCCCAGACTCTTATGCACGTACTCGTAGTACTTAAAGTCCCAATCGGAAGGGAAAGCCCCTGCCCCATCGTCGCCATTAACAAGCTCCCTATAACGACCAACAACGTCGCGCGGCGGCAACCTGGCAGCCTTTGACCATGCAAAAAGAGACATGGCCTTATTCAAGAAAGTATTAAAGAGGCTAGTCCAGGGGTCCCCAGACTTGCGCATCCATTTTATCTCATATTTCCAGCCAAGCGCAGAGAACCCGACGGTATCAACGGACGCCGCATGAAGTTGGCGGACGGCTTGAGGTGCACGGAACCACTTGAGGAATTCAACTTCTGCCAGATAACATGTCTCTTTCTGCCGGGCATCAAACTTGCCGAAATCTTTCTTGTACCCCACTTCATTTGGTTGCGGAAACATAAATTTGGCACAACTGCCGGCTTCCAATCCGGCTGTCCAAATTGAATAAGCACCGTCTCGTATGCCCCAACGCTTCTTAATGAGACCCTGTAGCGCAGCTATATAAGGCCCTGTGAGCACCACGTGTTCATCTGTACCCGTCTGAATCGCCCGTGGAGCTTTACCTGCCTCACCCAAATGGCCCTCTGAGTTCATCAACTCTTGCTTGACGAACAGGCCACGCTTACTATACTTCTTAAGCTGGTATTTTGATAGGTAGCTACGGGCTGTAATGCCTTCCAATTGCAATCGGGCAAGAGCGCTTCGATACCGCTGCTTCAGAGCGGGGGCTGCACCGCACTCTTTCAACCACAAGCTCGCCTCTTTAGGGCTAACTGCCGTCTGTGGCCCACAAAGCAATTCCATATTGTCACGATTGCGCAGGAAAGTCAGGAAATCCCTACAGACAGAATTTTCAGGTTCGATGTCCTTGACAAAGATTCTCTTTTCTATAGATTCCTGTTCGTTGCCTGAAGTGTTCGCGAATGCCGATGGTATATGGCTGTCGCACGCTATACCAAGCAGGTAAATGGCTGGCTTCTGCCGTTCACGTGGCTTGTCAAACCGCTCGCACACACGTTGCAACTTGCTTGTCAGTGTTTCAGGGACCGGACGCTCTTCATATTCCAAGCCATGGGCCTGGATCTGTTCAACATACGAGGGCCGGATAGCACTACGACCCTTCATAAAAGCAAGAAGACCTGCCGTGCAGAGTCCCAAGACGCCCACAGGCAAAAGCACAGCAGTGAGCCATGTAGCGGACAGTGCTAAAACGGGCACAGAAACAGCAGCTGTAATGGCTGCGAGCGCCCGAACCTGATTGCGCGTCCAAAAAGCTCGACGCACGACACGATTGATATTTTGCTCCTTGCGCCAAGACAGCATATAGGCCAATGCCGGGCCATACCTAACGGCATTGACAAGCTGTTCTGAAGTCATGTTCTTGACAAACCGCAATAGATAGCGTGCCCGAATAACCGTAAGCATGTAATGAGCTGCAGTATTATCCCTTGAGACTCCAACCCAATGAGACATCAACTCATGAACGAGGGATGTCGGCAGGTTTACTTTAATGAAAGCCTCGTCCCGCACATGACAGCCGAAGTGCCGTGCAAAGGGCAAGCTGCCTGCGCCTAGAGGGGTTGAATTCCACACGCCGGCGAAGTCCAGGACTGGTATTTTATACTCACTAAGAGTTACTGTGAATTTCCTATTGTCGAAGGCATCTATAACAAAACCCGTTTCACTGCCTCTACACACGGCCTTAGGGCCCTGAACAGGAACTTCAAGAGCCTCCACGACCGTGACAGCAGTGGATACCGCGCCGCCTGGGCTAGTTACCACAACAGGTTTGGGCCTGTTGGGATTCTCTGCTGGCGGCCTTTCAACGGGTGCTGAGGCTTCAACAAGTTTATTGCCTGTTGGACTTGGGCTCTTGGTTATGCGCCGTGCGTAGTGCGCTGCTATCTCCTCGGCATCACAAGAAAAGATCTTCAGCTTACGCCTGTCCTGGTTGTTGGTACGAAACCTGAGCCCAGCATAGGCGGGTCCAGTCATGCGTGTTATTTCATCACCATACGTGGTGTCTCCCAAAGGCTCGGACAAGTACAGGAGTGGTACAAAACCATTTTGCCCCAAAGGCGCAGGCTTGACCTCCTGAACTACTGAAGTCTTTGGGCCGGACGCCTGGGCAGCCTGGGTTGGCATTACAGGCTGTGGTCGTTTCTTACGCCATACCAAGCCGCGGGCACGTTGTGAAAGGCTAGCTAGCTGGTCTGTCAGCCAACGCGTGCGCCTGAAATTGCGCCGGGTCTTGCGCTTGGCATCGCCTGACGCTTGCCAGGCGAGCTCGCTAACATCGTCCTCTGAATAGGGCCGGATGAAAGAACCCGCCCCGGACATTCCCAGCGGGGCCTTCTCGTCACTATCAGACGAGGATGCTTCATAGAAGCTAAAAGAGGAGCTTTTAACCAGAGGCTCTAAACTGGATGGATTTTGAATGGATCCACGAAACCATGAATTGGCAATAGACATTTTTGAAAACCGAAAAACTTAACGTAACGACTATCGGACTTTACCATCCCCTCAACCGATCATACGGTATGGGATTAAACTCCGTTACGTGCACTCTCCTGAACCACCTGGGCGTGGGTCTATTGATCACATATTGGTCTGGGGCGTCGAGCTCAATGGCTCTAGCTTAGCACACTAGGGTACCCCGGTAAGGGCCAGACATCCTTACACCCACCGCCGGTAATCCGACACGGTGGGCTGCTGGGTAGCCTGACCTCCCAAATGGCATGGCAGCTAAAAGAGAAAGCCGTCATGGTAAAAACCTG